GGGTACTTGAATCTATGTCGCTCAAAGGCGACATGGGATGGACCTGCCTCGTTCGGCAGGTACATGCTCCTGTGGACCCAAACAAGGGCTACAGGACTCGCGAACCACGTAATGGTTTCGCGATCGGTTGACCAATTCGTGTCAACCGTACAGGAACCGGAGGAACCGGTTCCTGTCTCCACAGCAATCCTTACGGAAACGCTGGGAGGCCTAATGGGGGCTCAACCCCAAAAGGCAGTGCTCTCGGTCGGGACTACGTCCTGCCTGGAGAGCACAAGGAAGGCTGGCGGCAAGACCGCCTTCCTCAAGAGACTGGCCAACAGCCGGTCTCTACATGCCAAATATAATTGGCACACCATGGAGCGGAAAAACATCGCTCCACGGCCGGTACGTTCCGCTGAGGACGTACTGGACTGGGCAATCCAAACTTGTATGGAATTGCCCTGGTATGTACGCGTTGTACGCTTACATACAGTCGTCGAGCCTTCAAAGGCAAGGACGATAACGGTGGCGTCTTACGCCTACCAAGTAATCATGGGGGTCTTTGCCCATGTTTACCAGGACACACTCAAGAGTAGGTCCGTACGGTCTGGACTAAGGTCAGACCGTCATCTCTGGAGATTCCTCCAGAGTAGTCTCAACCCTCAAAACGAGAGTTGGGAACACCTCACAGAGGGTGAGGTGTATGGCCTGTCGACAGACTTGTCACAGGCCACGGACTTCGGGATTAAGAAGTTCGCTTCGGATACATTGGACTTATGTATCCGAATGACACCGTGGATGCCCACGATGTTAAGTGTACTTATGAAAAGACTGTACACTTCGGCACGAACTGTTCTCGTGCCGACTCACGGTGGTTACACCGTGGTAAAAGCCACCCGTGGGTGGTTTATGGGTGACATGATGACAAAATTCATGCTCACCGTTGCACATGACTACATGTGCAGAGTCTCCGGTCTTAAGGTGTACACCCTGGTCGGAGACGACGAGATAGCCTTGGCGTCTCGCCGTGATGTCCTCGAGAGGCACATCACTAACCTTGGTACCTTGTTCAAGGTTTCTGAAGATGATACATACATCTCCAGCTTCTTCGCATTCTACTGCGAAGAAGGATGCATTCTCCCTCAAAGGGCGAGTGAATCCAACCACGTTGCCATGAGGCGCGGGGTTGAATTGGGTTACTTAGATTACCCAAGAATCCGGCTGATGTTAAATATTCAGCTGGAGACTGATTTGTACTCGAGTACAAACAGTGGCCGCTTTGCCCTAATGGGAAAGGAGGCCAGGTGGGTTAGTTCAACTAACCCACAAGCCGGTGCGTATTTCCACCGCGCCGGCATCCTGCAGCACTTATTGCTTCCGCAGGATAGGGACTGTATCAGTCCCTACACCCCCTTAGAAATTGGGGGTGACGGGGCCTTCACTGATAAGTGGGCCTTCATGCGTCGGGTTGTGGACGACAAGTCCGCCGACGCACGTGAGACGAAATTTCGTCTTACGAAGCTACAGTCTGGTACTGTAGCTTACAAGTTCGTGAGGTCATCACGACTTGATAAGGTGGTAATCAAACACCACCTTATGCTACCGGCGGCGACGGCTCTAAAGCCGTACCTACCGGTGGACTCCGTCATCGATCCGAAGACGGATGAGACACGAGCTATGCTCCGGTCCTTTAAGACCAGAGAGATCGAGTCTCCGCAAGTCACTTTTATGCGGCTTGCTAGATCGTATTATTATCGATCTATACTACAGGGAAAAGAC